TAAGTCTAGAATAAACTCTACTCATCAATACATTATCTTCAAAATCAATGTCTTCAAGTTTTGGAGTCGGAATCTGCTTGAAACCAAGAGCTTTTCCGACCTCTTTCATTTCTGGAATAAGGAAATCTCTCAAAAATTTTTCTCTTCCATATTTTAATCTAGCGAAAAATACTTTTACTTTTATCGACGTATTTGAAAACTTTTCTTCGCCAAATAAAATACTATTTAGCCCCATTCTGATATCATTATCCAGTATTTCATACTTTTTTGGGTCAAGTAAATTACCAATATCTGGAATTACAAATTTGGCATTAGTTGTGTAATCTGCAACTAAAACTTTTCCAACACTTTGATTTTCAAATAGCTTTCTCATTGAAGCTAGGTTTTGAGCGCTCGGCATTCCGACCTTTTCATCGCCCATTGTAATCATTAAAACCGCTTGCTGAACAGATCTAGCAATAGCTTGGTCTATTTTTTTTAGCTCTAGTTTTGAATTTATATCTTCTAAAACCGCAAAACCCATGGGAACAGATAATGGCTCGTAATTTTGTTTTTTATAAAACACAGCGACAAGCCTATCTTTATCTAGTTCTAGCCCTATATTATTAAGACCAGACGGAATTCCCATTTTTTGGGATGTGGCTTTTTTATCTAAAATGCTTTTTATTTCTGGTATTTTTTCTGCAATTTTTCTGTCCGATTCAGTTTTTGGATTTACCAAAGTTTGAAGCTCGTAGTCATTTAAAATTTTAACATAAACATTATCTAAAAAAGAAGATGATGTTACTATATTTATATCAGCCGGATTCAGCACGATATATTTTACAGGAATAGCGGACTCAGATAATTTTTCATTTTTAGAAGATTTTGCGCCAAAAACCTCCTGTATTTTCATCATGCTTTCTCTACCAAAATCGGCTCTAAATTTATATATAAAAATATTACCACTGCGATAGAACTCTCTATAAAACTGATCTTGTAAATCCCACGAGCTTATTTTCTGAAGCCACAAATCAAAAAACTTTCTACTTTGTTCATTGCCTCCTGTTAAGTATATATCAGACAAACTAAACTCAGTCATTAAGTCTATAGTATTTCTAAAAATCGGCACGTTCCAATAAGCTTTTTGACACAAGACAATCGCATCTTTTGCTGAAATATTTGAATCGTAATTCCCCTTGCCCGTACCATAAACAAATGGAACTAGTCCCTTTTCGAGATTCGAAAATCTATCTGTCTTAGTAATTGAAGAAGAAATATTCCTTCTCATGGAAGTTTCTCCTGTTCTTTCACAAGTAGAAGCAAGAGAAATGCTTAAATTATCATCTAAAGAAGCCATAAGAGCTTCTGGTATTTCTACCTTTTCGCTTTTTCTAGTTACCCTAGACGTAGAAGCTTTAATCGACGACTCATCTTTTTCTATTTTAGATTTAGACATTAATTTATTCCTTTTTGAACCAATAAAGATAATTTACCAATTATATTATTAGATAATTCTACACGTTTTATAGAAAAAAGGGTGTAAAATTGTACTGAGGCTTCTCAGCCTTTTCAGAGTTCAAATCAAAATAAACCTTAACAGCCCAATTACCAAGCATTAAGGCAGAATAGTTATCTTTTCTAGGCTTATTAGCAGTAGTTAGTCTTCTCAAATGAGCAGGCAGATCAAAACTTTGAGTTCCGCGCGCAGTAGACGAAACCTGTATTAGCGCGCACTGATCTTTTGTATCTTTAATTATAAAATCCTGTTGCTCCATGAAGTCTCTAACTCCAAGCTTGGCTCTCTCCACGGCGTCTTCTGGCGCATCATCTATACCTTTCGGATAAATGTAATCTATTGGTATATTCAATGAAAACATTTGATTAACAATGTCTGGATGAGCGCAAGAGGCGCTCGCAAACCAGACTCTTTTATGATCAATACAGCTTTGCAAATAGCTGTTAGCTCTACCTATAAATGAAGAAGTAAAATACTGCTTAATACAAATAGTTCCTGTATCAAAATTATATTGAGATTTAGCTTCTTTAAGCATTTCGATATATTCTTCTCCTTCTTTATCAGAGTTAAACTCAAAAAACCCCACTTTCATCCCCTTAGCTTTAAAAATAGCTGATCCATTAGCTGCCTCTATAAATTGATCGCCTCCCGCATTGTCAATAATAACTAATCTAATGTTAAAATGCGTTAATAAATAATAAAAGTATTTAATATGATCTTGAACACTCGCGCCAGCTTTTTGATAACCATGAACATACACAGAAGTCCCGTCTTCTTCGTTCAATTCCATCACAGCCATTGCAAAATAGTCGGAACTTTTAGAAGCACTAAAGCTCGGATCAATAGCTAAAATATATTTCTTATCTTTATCTCCTGCTATTTTAGTAGTTGGGTATTGACCATTAGGAACGGTGCAAAGTGTCATTTTTTTAGGAGAAAAATATCCGTCACCACCATCCACGAAGCGAGCGCAGTATTCTCTAAGAAACGCCGAGTGACTTATGCCTCCACTTTTAGCTAATTGAATAACGCCTTGGTCTATCATATGCTCAGGAAGCGATTCGTAACTCATTTGAGATACAAAATAAGTAGAGTTTTTCATAGCCTCCATTCTGTCTTCTCCTACTTTTTCAGAATCATTAAGTAAATTTGGATCTCTGATGATATCAGACCAAATAGAGTAAAGCTCAAATAAGTATTCAAAAGTATAACTTGCCGAACTTAGAGTTATCATTTTATTTACATTTTTAAATACAGTTCTATCCTTTTCCTGCATTCTACCAGCCTTTATCATTTGATCCTCTACTTCTCTAACTCTAATTCTTTCAGCAACGTCAAGAGGAGAACTCATAAATGGCATTAAAACTCTCTCAACAATGTCTTTAGGCATCAATAAAAACTCATCGATTATTAAAACAGACGCGCGATACCCTCTAGTATTCTCGCCGCCAAGCGGAATTGCTGTTATTGATCCGCCAGTTGGAAGCTCAACTGGATACACGTATTCGTCGTTTCTTTTGATAGGGTCTCTAAAGCATTGCTTAGCCAATCCAGCGTCCTTGGCGTTCAGCATCTTATCTATCTCCATAAAAAGCCTGCGAGACGTTCTAAAATTAGCAGACGCAATTAATATTTTAGTTCCTGGTTCAAATATGCATTGAAGAATACAAAATACTGCGGCACAAAAACTCTTCGAAGCACCTCTTCCCCATGTTAGCATAGAAAAATTTCTATTAAACATGGCTTTGATATTAAGCTCCTGATATTTTTCGAGCTTAATTCCTAAAAATAATTCAGTAGTTAATCCAATATTCGATTTTAAAAATTTTGCAAGAGTTATTCTTGCGGTAGCGTCATCCATTTCGCCGCGCATTTCTTTTAACTCTTCGTTAAAATGACGATCCGGAATAATTATATCTTGATTTCCTACTTCCCACATAGCTAGATAAGATTATGCTCTATTAAATATTGAAAATCAAAAGTTTTAGCTTGGGCTACATTCAAAGCCAATATTTTTGGTACAAGCTCGGAAGACTCTTTTCTTCCTCCAGAAAAACAGAATTGAATATTTTCGGGAAAGCTTTTACAAACCTCCCTAAATCTATGAAAAACAAAATCTGTTGAAGCTTTTGCGAATCTGCCGGTTCTAGAATAAGAAAACGATAAAAACTTATTGATATCACATTCTGTAACTACGACAATATATCCATTCGCTTCTCTAGCTCTTTCTACTTCTCTATTAAACCTATCAAACCCAGATGACAAAGTAGAAACTAAGTCATTTAATGATTTTCTTTCAACCGCCAGCAGCCCGTCGCAAGAATAATCTCCGAACTCAAGTTTCTCGTTTACTATTTCGTAATCCTTGAGCTTTATAGGCTTCTGTTCCCTTGTGTCTACTGTTATGTTTTTTTGATAAATAAAATTAAAATTTAATTCATTTTTATTATACGAGTAACGACTTTTCAAACCGGTTGATTTAATGAAATTATCTAAATCTGGAAAAAAAAATTTATACGTCTTGATAGAAGGCAAATAAGACACAGTTCTCATCTCGGAAGACGATGGAAAATAGCATACACTTTTTAATTTTGAATGATCTATAATTTTATTCAATAAGAAATTTTTAGCTAATCCTTCTTTTTCAAGCTTTAGCCACGCAAGCATGTTTTTTTTATTTACAAAATCTGTCAATAAATATTGTTCAAAACTTTTAAACTCGATAGATTCCTTGGTTAGTAAATCTTTTTTATTTAAGTTCCATTTTAAGTATTTATCTATTTTTAAATCATGTTCATTTTTTACATGTTTGATAAACTCATCTTTTTCAGAGCAGTAGTACGAGCATCCGACTTCTTTACAAGAGAATTCCATAGAAATCAAGTATTAAAAATTTCCTTTGGATCAATTCCTCTAATAATAGCTTTAAATTCGTCAACCGACGATAGCTTTTCTACCTCTTCTTTTAGCGCTTCCCTTTGTCTTTCGGCTAAAGCAATCATTCTTTCTCTATTCTCTTCTTGTTTCCAAGCGTAAACTAGATTTAAAATTGAAGCGTTCTCATTTCTTTTTTCTTCTATTCTCTTCGAACGATTGACTGTTAAACTTTTGTACAATTTATCTTGTCGGGATATGCATTGATTGTATTCGGTCTGGGCATTGTTAATAGCTTCATTAAGACTCATGCTTATTTTTCTGCCGTCAG